GATGCGCTGCTGTGTTTCTCTGTCCTGCTGGAATCGATGATCTCCACTCGTAAGAATAGCGGACCATAAAGCTACGCGTCGATGGCTTTGTGTCAGTGATCTCAGAAAGCGGAGAAGTCAAGATTCTTTCGACGTTCCCTTTTACATTTGTGGACTTAATTAATCCGCGCTCCTCTAAGGAGTCCATGATTTTATTAATGATTCCCAGGTCAGTCTTGATAGTACCAGCGATAATCTCTGGAGTTATTCTCTTATCCTTCTGGATTAAGTCTAAGACGTTCGCCTCTAAGCGTGTTAATTCTTGCGTAGCGAAGTCTAAATTCATCGACTCCTCTAAGTCATTAGGCATCGCAGAGAACGTGTCTCTCGTGCGAAATATAGAGTAATTACTTTTAGCTTCTCCGAACTGATCAAAGATTGAGATTACGTCGTCTTCACTGAATCGTAAATTAGTAGCAGAAGGAGCGACGCCTTCTAGCTCGCTTCCTCCCTTTTCTTCTGTTAAGCCTACCAAAGCTCTGACTTCGTTTGGAGTCATTGACTCTAGCACCTTGTTCGCTACTAATGGCGATAAGCTATTGATTGCATCGATCACATCCTGAGAATTTCCTGAAGTCTTAGGCTCCAATTTAGGCGCTCCTAGTTTTTCACGGATCTCGTCTTTAGTTAAATTCTGAGCGATAGTAGCTTCAGAGAACTCCATGCCAATAGGCTCGACTGGGATTATTTGTAACCCATCGATAGCACCGCGTAATTTGGCAAGTAAACTGAATACTTGTTCTTGATATATTTGCTTATCATTGACGTAAGTATTTTTAAAGATCTCGTAAGAGTCGCGCATTTGCTGGCGTGATCCTAATTGACCAGGTGTAGCAATACCAAATAAATCAGGAGACGTGATCTGGTGTCCAGCGTACACGTTTTTCTCGATGATTTTATCTACGTTTGCAAAATCTTCTTTAGTAATATCTGAAGCTCCTAGGTCCTCAATGATCGGCTTTCTTGAAGCATCGTTTACGAAGGAAAGAATGAACTTCTTGCCGTCGGATCCTGAGAAACGATCTGTAAATTTACGCTCTACCTGGCGCTTCTCTTCGTCTTGTGGCTCTCCGTTTGGAAGCGTGATTAACTTAGAAGCACTGAAGCCAGTCTGAGCATTTCCTAAGACGTGCTTAGAGACTTCGATATCTGACTCGATATAATTTAAAGCGCCCATGTAACCAGGCAAAGAATAAGCCGAAAGGTTAGGACGATATTCTTTTAAATATAAAATCTGCGATCCTACTGGAAGCTTGTCATTAAAAGCGTTGTAAATATCTCGCTTGTATTTGTTGTCGCTCCAGTTTTCAGAGTACCAGAATTGGGTATTATCGTCATTCGTGCGAACCTTAGTATAGTCCAAGTGATAAACTTCTGCAATCTGACCAGCTACCTGGCTCCAGATAACTTGAAGATAAGCACCTCCGAATAATTCTACGTCTGTTGATACCTTTTTTAGGATGTCATTAAGTGACTCGAATGGGTTTGGCTTGTCAATAAACTGCTTCGCTACCTCATCGTTTTCGTCGATCGGCTTAAATCCGTTTCCAGTGATGTAGTTTACCTTACTTTTAATGATCGCGTTATGCTTAGCTGACTTGCTAAACAGATCTACCAAGTAATTAGGATAGTCATTCTTTTTTCCAAACTCAATGTATCCACCATTCTCGCCTTTTTTCTCTTGGTATTCTGGCTGTCTGGCCTCCGCAAAGGTAAGGACGTTCAAGAAATTCGTTGTATTGCTCATATATCGCGCACTATAAAGGTATTATTCGTCTGGTTGTATGTCGTGAACTCAAATTCTGTCGAGTTTTTAAGCGACATTTGCCCCTTCTCTAGCAATCCAGTAGCTAAAGCAGGATCTAAATTAGTCGTAGATGTTTGCTCGTAAACCTCGTAGGTATATTCGCCACTATCATAATTAGCAAAATAGCTATTTGTAGCGATATTAAACGAGTTGAATCTGTCCTTGTATCCTGAAGTGTCAGCTGTATTCAATAAGACAAAAGCCTTAGTATTATCAGTCGCTCTGGACTTAAAATAAAACAAATAGTTAGGAGCCGAAAGCGTTTGCTTTTCGGTTAGCGTTAAAACTAATTTAGCCGGCTGTCCTTTAGTTAAATGAATCATCGATAATAAATAGCAAAGCAAAGTTATTTTATAAAACAAAAAAAAGAGGAGGCTCTCGCCCCCTCCCCGTCTAACCAAACGACTATCTTACTAAGCAGTCAATCCAGAGATTACACCGCTTGCTACTTCTGGAGCCAAAGCACCTTCTGAAGCAGAGAATGTCAAAGTGTATCCAGAACGATCTCCTTGAGCCGTACCAGTTGCACCATTGCCACCTGACATATTAAGTCCGTGGACCTTGCCTAAATACCAGTATTTGCCGTTGTTATCGCCTACGACAGCTACTAAAGTATTCTGAGCTAATAAAAGAATTTCGTTTCTTGTATTCGCTTGTAATTTGTTAAGAATGATTGACAATTCTTGAGCGTAGAATACAGTCCCGTTTTGCACGTTCGCGTTGATGTTCTCAGTCAAAGAAGAAGTTCCAGGAACTAATTCGTATTTTCTAAAAACCTTACCGCTTCCCTTAGTGATCGCAGTAATTACACCGCTTGCTTCAGTCGTGCTAGATACGTTACCCTTTTCAATGAAATACACTTCCGTGATTCCGCCTAATGAATCTTTGCAATCTAAGGTATATCCTTGAGTTAATGCGCAAGCCATTATTTTAAATTTAAAAGGTTAAAATTAGGGGAGTCCAATCCAATGGATCTCCCCGAACTTATTGGTAAGAATTAAGCTAAGATGAAATCTACCATCTCAGCAGGGAAAGCGATCTGAACGCCAGCCTTAAACTCAGCTACGAAGCGAACTTGATCTGCTTCTTTAGCGAAGAACAATTCGAAACGCTCTTGCTCATCTAATAAGTCAGTTCCGTAGAACATATTAGAAACGCGACCACCGTAGATCTTAGAAAGACCATTCAAACCTTGAACAGCTACTACCTTAATAGTAGTTCCTGGTAGCATCAATTCTGAATCTGCCTTGCCATCAAAGTTGTAAGCGAATAAGTTCGCGTTCTTTAATGCGATAGTGTAAGTACGGAATACATCCATTCCTACGAAGATCGTCGCATCGTCCTTAGCTACGATTTCAGCAGGTAAAGCCTTGTAAACTGCATCGATTACAGCGATCACGTTTGAAGTAGTGATGCCAGCAGAAGCAGCTAAAGGAGTACCGTAGTAAGTAGTCGTGTTAGCGTGGATTACTGAAGCAGAAGCAGCAGCGATTAACTTAGCGAAACCGTCGAACTTGTTCAAGTTTCCGTTTGCTGAAGCTGTGTCTCCTTGCCAAACTGCGATCTCTAATTGAGAAGCGATCTTGTCAGCCTTACGTTGAGAGTATTCAGCAGCGAATACGATAGAATCGTAAGAAGAACCAGCAGGCAATGCCTTCTGTAAATACTTAGCTTCTAAATCTTTCGGGCAAAGTGCCTCGTTTACCTTGATCTTTCCAACAGTTAAAGTACGCTGTGTGAAAGTTGTTGTGCCAGAAGCGTTGAAACCGCAAGAAGATCCATCTTGGAAGAACGCGTCTGTGTCCATGATGTTAACTGTCTCAGCAGATTTTACGCCTAACATTACGTTTCCTTGATCCTTGATCAAAGAGATTGTTTTTGCTCCTAATACTGAAGACGCTACTAATTGTGTCGCGTTCTCTTCTGTATAGTTAGCCAATGAAGATACTACAAATGCCATCTTTTTTGTTTGTTAAATTGTTATTTTAAATTTTTTACTTTGTTTAAAAATCTTTCGATTTTCTCTTCTCTTTTCTCTACTTGAGAGAAAGAATTTTTTGGTGCCTGGATAGGACCAGCGCTAGGAGTTGAAGCCAAACCTAAAACTACGTCAGATAGATCGTTGATCGCTTGAGAGAATTTACCCTCGATAGATGCGATCTTAGCTTTTAAAGCTTCGTTCTCTGCCTTTAAGTTTTCGATAGTGCCATCAATTGCCTGGAACTTGTCTTCTTCCATTGGAATTTCTTCCACTACTTCTTCAATCGGCTCAGCTTCTGCTTGAGGAGTCTCAATGCCTTCTACTTTACCGCCTACAGTTGTTACCATAGTACCGTCTACTAGCTCGTGCTCGCCGTCTGGAGCAGGAGAAGCGTTACCGCTTTCATCTACTAGCATAGCCTCAGCTCCAATCTCCAAACCGCTTAAGTCAATCTTAGATCCGTCTTTAAGATCGTAAGTTTCAAAAGATAGTTGTGTGACTGGTGCAGATTCTTCGCTAGTCTCCACTTGTACTTCTTCGTTTTCTGAAGCTAGCATCAAGCGGATCTTTTCGATTCCTTCTTTTACTGTCATGTTTAGTTTAATTTATTACTCGTTTATAAATACAGATAAAAAAAAAGTTTATACTTTAAACTTTGCACTCATTCAAAATCCTAGATATTTCAGACCAAAGCTTTTCTTCCTTAGTCATGTCTCCTGGCTGTTTCTTATAATTGAACATGCCTTCGACGCTGAAGCCTTTAAACTTGCCAGACTTAACGTCTCCCCATACTTCGTCATTATCAATCGAATAAGAGGCAAAAGCCGAGCCGTCTGGAGCGTCTTCAAATCCTTTCATAGGTTTGATTCCTCTATACTCGTCTGTGATCCAGATCTCAAACATTGTCACGCCATCGACCACCTGGTTAGGATCGTGCATCAAATTGACGTTTGAAGTGTATCCCTTCTGGAACATCTTCTTAACGATCTTGTAAATCGTATCCTTTGGGAAGGAAACGAAATACTCTTGGCCGTTATCGTTGCGATAGATCGGCGTGTCAGCTAGCATGATAGGACCAGAGATGATACGACGCTCTTCGTCTTGAATCTCAAAGTTCATGCGATCCTCTTTGAAGCGAAGGAAGTTTCTTTCAATCGCTGGCTTGTCTACCAAAGCAACGAAATCCACTTCGGATCCGTCCATTAGATCCTCGTTAATTTCTAGTAAATAAATAGGTAAATTCATTCTTTATTTTTTAGTTAAAATCTTGAAGCTTTCTCGATACGCTCAATTCTTTTCTGTGATCCAGTGATGTCACTCTCTACCACATACGCGCGTGTCGTTACGTTTGAGATACTATTTAGTGACCGCTGATCCAATGAAGTCGGGATAGGCTCCGCTGATCTAGGCGCAATAGGAGCGCCAGCTCCGGCGCTTGGTGCTGATCCTAAGCTAGGAGCTGATCCTCCACCAGATTGGCCAGGAACCTGGACAGCTAAGATGTTTTGAATTGACTTATATCCAGAAGCTAAAGCAAGTCCAGCATTTATCGGCGCAAGCACTGGTCCTACGAAAGGAATACCGATCGTAGACTCGTAAGCTTTCTGAGCTGATAAGATCGCGGAGATCGTAGCGCTTGCTACCGCTGCCGCCTTTCCTGCTGCCGTCTCAGTTCCTAAAAGATTCGCTAGGTTTGCTAGTGTGTCAGCAGTTGCTTGAGCAGCTACAATCTTAGCCTTTGCTTTTTCTTGATCAATTTTAACCTGAGCATCTGCAAATTTCTTTGCGTCTGCTGTTTGCATCTGAAGAGTCGCTCTATTAGTCTGTATGGCTTCTTCAGAAGTTGTACTTAAATCTTCAAGTGCTTGCTGATCATATTTTTCCTTAATCTTTAAAAGCTCTTCTTGTCTTGCTTCCTCTACTCCTGCAATATCTCCGCCAAACTTAACACGCTCCTCGTATAACTTGTCATATTTTGCTTGAGCTAATTCGACTTCCTTCTCTTGATCTGTTAGGAATTTATCCGCGTTTCTATTTGCGATATCTTCGTCTTCCTTGTTGATCCTTGCCTGATTCTTTTCGTATTCTGCGCGCGCATCTTCCGCTCCTTTACGAAGATCTTCCAGGCGTTTTTTAGCAGCGGCTAGTTCTTTGTCTGCTGCCTCTTTGTTTTGCTTAGCGATCTCTTCATTCCGCTTTTTATTTTCGTCCGTTACAGACTTATTGTACTTGGCATCAATTACGACTAGATCGGTTTTAAGCTCGCGGAATTTTTTCATTTCCTCTTTGCTTAATTCTCCGTTTGTCTTTAGCTTTTGACGTAATACATTTAAGTCAGTATTAACGATCTCCTTGCGCTTCTCAGAAAGTACCTTCTCACTGGCTCCAGTTGCTTCTAAAACTTTAAGATCAGACTCCAAAGTTTCCTTTCTACGCTCTGAAGTCTTAGTGAATTTCTCCAAAGCTCTATCTGCCTGGTTTGTAATGCCTACAAAATCGGTCACTTTCTCCACTAATCCAGTGAAAATCTTCCCTACATTAGCTAATCCAGGGATTGCTTTAAGGACCGCCTCCTTAATTGCATCAAAATTTGAGACTATTAAGCCCAAAGCTACCGCAAAAGCACCCACTCCAGTGGCAATTAATGCCCCTCTCATAGTGGTAAAAGCACTAATCGCCGCTGCTTTCATCGAAGCAAAGGCGCTTAATACGTTTGTTTTGATGACTAGCCCTAAGTTTTTAAAGCCATCGATCGACGCTAGGACCGTATTTAGTCCTTCAGATAATGCCAGGGCTCCCTGAACTTTTAAGAGTTGCTTCTCTACCTCGGCAGATTCTACTCCCACTAGAGCCAGAGCTCCCTGAGTTGCAGCGAACGCCCCAGCTACGCCCTGGATCGATTGACCAAATGCCTTAAATTTAGCATCTGGATCGAACGCCTCGATCGTAGCCTTAGCATCTCCAATCCGATCCTTTAATTCGGCAGCTCTTTTGGCAGCGTTTGCGATCTCCTGAGATGAAGCTCCTGCTGAGTTCTGGAGTTTAGCAAGTTCCTGAACAGCCTCACGAAGTTGTCCTCTCAGACTCTTCGTGTCGGCTACTAGATTAATTCCTACTGTTTCGTTTACTGCCATTATGCGTATGTTAATTCAATTACTCTTAATAGTTCCACCTGGGTAGTTTTTGGAACGCTTGGATTGTAGTCATTTACTTTGTTCAATCTCCACAGCGCGCCATCAATCAGGATCAGCTTTGCAAAATCTAGCGAATAGATGTCTTGCAGATCTAGGTATAAATAGCAAGATAGGAGCTTACTATCCTTAGCAATGATCTCTGCCAAATAATCGCCCCAGAATGAAGTGAATAAGTTGGCTGAAGGATATTGCACTGATAGACTGAATAGCAATTCTTTAGGAACCCCAAAATTAATATCCTTTGTAGGTAGTGTCGGATGATCTAAGTGTCCAGCATAGCCGTAGTAAGTAAGCGATGAGCCTAATACTCCAGATCCTTGCTCGGAAGGTTGTCTAATAGTCCAAGATGAAACCTCAGATATTTTCTGGAATTGCATGATTCGGATATTAGTATCGCGTCTTTCTTCCACATTATCCGACTGGTCAAAAATAGAAGCGCAAAGCTTGTCATCTCCAGTCCTTTTAACTAATACAGAAGGGCTAAAGATTATGTCTATATTTGTTCTGTCCTTTGTAAACTCGAAGCCAGTATCCTCTTTTCTGTCTCCGTAGCTTTCGCTGTATTTTTTGTTGTATCGCTCATTAAAGAAGTCGTCGTCTTCTGTATATTGGAAGTCGTAGAAGCGCGCATTAAGTTCGCTCATCGGCTTAATACTGATCGGCTGTGAATAGTCCACCTTGTCAGACCAATCAATCGCGTTTGATACTGGATCCTCAAGCAATACTAGCCCAGTCGTATCGCCTGGCTCGCCATGAAGAAGTAAATCTCCAAAGTCATCGATCTTGATGAAACCTCCTCCAATCTGATAGAAGTCGATGAAGGGCTCAATCATGATATGCTTATCTTTTGACTTATCCTCGTAGACATAAAGATTAAACATCCGGCAGATCGAAATGAATAGATCTTTCTGAAGGATTCCTTTAGGCAATAAGTTAGGCATTGATAGCGACGCGCCATAGGTAGCAGCTACCGGGACCAAATTGTCCGAATTGAAGTCGAGCATTAAGTTCTCCGAAATAAATTGATAGTTCGGATTGCTTCCCGGATTCGTAGTCACTTCTACATAGAACGTATCGCCATTGGTAAGCGAAGCTTCTATCTCCTGATTTATGTAAAACTCTGTTTGCTGATCGTCATTATCCGCAAGCGTCCATGATCCGATCACTGTCGTATTCTGGTAGAGTTTGATGTTTACCTGGCGCTGAGTTACAACAGTGCCATATCCCTGGAAGGTAAACTTTCCAAGCGTTCCAGTAGTGCCAGTAAAAGTAAAGGTATTACTTGACGCGATTGTAAACTGGTATAAATTTGTTGAGTTAAAAGTCAGTAATTCATCCGGCTGGTCAATCGTAATATTAGCCGCCTGAGCGTTTAATAGATTAGCGATGACCTGCTCTAGGTTTGCAAAATTATTCGGGATAATTAGCGACCTAAAGAAAGACGTATTAAAGAAATCACTTGAATAAGTGTAGCCAGAGTGGTCGATTATCTTATCCATTATTTCATGGACAAAGAAAGCCGGTCTGAATGCGTTTAAGTGGTAATTATTGCCGTCTTGCTTGCAGTTTCCGTAATCAATCAAAGGGAAAACTACTCCAGTTCCTGAAGCATCCCAAGAGTTTTCTACGTTTACTTCTGTCCAGGTTTGGTCATATTGCGAAAAGTAGTTTGAAAATTCCTCGTCTTCAAGCGTCTTGTTAGCGATTGCAGAAGCAAAGCCTCCAAGCTCTCCAAACACAGCACACTCATACTCGATCGTTCCCTTGTTGATCTTGATCTCAAGCAAGCGAAGCACACCCTTAAATACCTGGATTTTATTTACAAATATCTTCGCATTCGTTTGTTTAGTCGGATCGAAATTATAACCAACGCTTGGATTATCTGTATTAACGCCGTAATTATTAGAATTAGTGAGGCTATAAATATGCCCAAAAATTTTATTATTATTAGCATTCCCTGGAACTGTGATTGTTTTAGAATACGTCGTATTCCTAGAGCTAAAGTCCTTGATGTCATCAATCGCCAAATTTAATTCCAGCCCAATATCCTCGTAAATATCAAGCCGGCTATTTTCTAAAATTATTTCTGTGATCATTATTTAAACTGGCTAAACTGTTTGATACCTAGGTCGAAGTTCAATTCGTAGTTGAAGATCTTGTCTGAGCTATTATTTTTTTCCTGCCAGTTTGTGGCAGTGAAAACAATCGGATAGTAATTACCGCCGAATTGATAATAAATCTCATTAGAAGCTAAAAGCTGGGATCCTAGATTATAGTCGTCAATCGTTAAATAGTCAGAGATTACAGAGTAAGAATAATCGATAGCAGTCGTGAAGCTTCTTGTACCCCCATAAAAAACATTAGACGAATCTTTGAAATCCATCGTTTTTGTGCTAGTGTTAATTTCATATCCTGAGCGTGTGTAAGTTTTGCGATCCATTTTTTTATTCTGTCTCGATAGCAATCTAAACGCGAACTGATCGTACCCTCCAAATTGATTTTGGAATACTATCTGAACCGGGGTAAATCTAGGTGCGCACGTTTGTGTAATAGTTATCGAATCAGCGCCGATCGATACGCGATAAGCATAAGTGCTCGCCGTGATCTTAGTCGTGCCTAGGTAGGCGTTTATCGAAGCTGGAGATAGGTCCAAAATAATTCCGTGAACAGCGCTAGGTAAGAAGTTAGAGCCAGTCGATGCGCTTCCGTTATTGGTGCCGTCCTCGTTTAGATTCTGGATCGTAGCAGTTAGCGAACTGGCTAAGTCTGAGTTAAAGTAAGTTATCAAGAAAGATTCTCCCTGGACTACCTTCGCAGCTGTCCGATCGCGTGATGTCAAGAACTTATTTTCATAAGTGGTCATCGGAGTACGGAAAGGATCAAGCGAAAAGTTCCAGCCCTTATAGGATCCTGAAGTTAAGTTCGGATAAGTTACTCCATTGTATTCTTCCCCGTAGCGGATCGTGTAATCGACAGCCAGGAAAGAGTCTGCATTGCGGACAAATCCTGATCCGTCATCGACAAGTTGGCTTGCAAAGTAATTTCTGACAATAGGTCCGAAATCGATGATCCCCAAATTGTTAGAGTCTGGATAGACTTTGAAGCTTGCGACGGTTGCGGAATTAATTTGTATGTCAAATACATATTTGAAGTTGGTTAGTCCTACATTGTCCGAACTCACGACGAACCAGAGCGCGTCGTGAGCGGAAGAATAACTAGCAGGAATGCTTTCAATAGTGATCGCCATTATTTGAATGTTTGTTTAATGTTTAAAGCTACGTCTTGACCTAGTGCTTTAGCAAGCTTGATCTGAAAGTCTTGACCGAATGCCTCTTCGATATTATCTTCAAAGAATCCGGTTCTTGAAATACCTTTGCGCTTAATGTTTTTAGCCGTGGCTATTGCTAGCCCTCTGATATTATCCATCTGATTGACCACATTCCCAAGCGTTTTTCTTTTGCGCTGTAAGCCGGTCAGATTCTTTCTCTGATCCTCGTTTCGGATATAAGACTTATGTCTTAAATACCACTTAGTGATGGACGTAATGAAGCCACTAGAAAGGCGTAAATTCTTAAAGCTATAAGGACTATTCCTCGGCTCGTGAAATCCTCTAGGGAGCGATCCCTTAAAGCCTCCGATACCCTTCACACCTTTGTCGTTGAAATCGTAATACTCAGACGCTGGATTATTTTTGTCATATCCGATAGTCAAAGAGTATTTAGTTCCACTCTGCTTTACTTCCGTGACTACTATGTCTGACAGATTACCAGTGTCGATCTTGCCTCGCTGAGTTAATCTTTTTTTAGCCAGCTGTATAAACTCAAAAGCTGCCTGAGTCATGATCGCCTCGACAGCATTCAAAACCACTTCCCCACCTTTGGAGATTCCTCCAGCCGTGAAGTCTGATCCTAAAGAAGCTTGAGCTTGACTAATGCTTGGCATACGCTTGTTTTATTTGTTCGCGATCGTGCGCGTTTTTACTCTTTAAATACGACAGATCATTCAAAGCCTGGATCGTCGGAAGCTCGTAAACTTCAGACAATTTTATCCTTTCGTGCTCCGCGATAATTGTAGCTTGGTATATCCATCCAAAGCGTTGCATAAACCCTTCACCAGAATCTCGGCCTCCTCTTCCGTCATCCCCGCCTTCATTGATTCCGTCTTGAAATAGCCCGACAAATTCTTTATCGAGTCGCTGAAGACTTGACAAAAAAAAACTATCGATCCGTAGACTTGTTCGAACGGAGCTTCCAAGATATCCTCAGCGTATTCCTCGTGCTTAGCCGAATCGTACTTGCATACTTTCCATCCTCGCCAGGTCCGCTTCATAGGCATGACCATTGACGCGGCGATCTTGTGAATGTTCATCGCTATGTCAGCCCCGAAAAACTTTGTTTCTAGGTAGCGCGCATAGGGGATATTTCGAACGTCATAGATACACCGGTAACGTCTACCAGGCGTCTTAATAAAGTCTACCGGCTTAGGCTCTGGGAGCGTGTCAGTGATGAACTTTATTTTTAATAATTGCTTATTTAGATCCTTTACAGATAAAGAATCAATTTGGTTTTCTGTTTGGTTAGTCAGAATAGCCAAGGATTTCACAGCGATGTCGAGCTCTGTCAGTCCTTCAGTTTTTTGAAGAAGATTCTGGAGCTGGATCCACTGCCATACAGTAACGTCTTTCCAAGTCATATCGATATTAAATAGCATTTAAACAAAATTGTATTTACCGGTGCCAGCCTTAAAGTCTAGCTTTCTCCAGGCTAAAGCCAAAGCCATCACACAGTCATCGTGAAAACCGCTAGGCGCGGAATACTTTACACCATTAGCGGAGTATTGATACTCAAAGATTTCGAGCTCCTCCTGGATCATGCCGGCCGGATAGTGGATCTTCTCTTGATGAATCGCCACCTGCAAGCCTAACATTAATTCCTGCTTCGACTGGCTTGTAAACTTGAAGCCCTCGATCGCTAATCCTTCGCGTTGTAATTGCTCTACCACTGGATCGCCTACGCCAGTGCTATCAATTAACATCGGCGCTTTTGGCAATTGACGGATTTTATTCTGAGTGCTTGCCCAGTCGCTCTGAAATCGGTCAAAATAAGCCACATGACCATTATTATCTAATCCGATAATTACGGTCCAGTCGCTGTACTTTGCCAAATCTATTCCGTAACATTTAACATTTTCCTGAGACATGGCAGAAATACATTTGGAAAGCGCCTGAGATCCGAATGGATTCGCGCTGTTCTCTGCCGGGTTTGCCATGTACTCCTGCTCGAACACCACTTCAGGCAAAGCAAGCCTAGCTGAGTCGATCTCTTCGTCTGCAATGTGAGGATTATCGTAAGAGCTGTATTTGAATGACTCCCATTCCCCAGAAGGATCGAGTCCTTTAAGGTATAGTGAGTAGAAGAAATTCTTTCCTTTAGGAGTCGATAAAAATATCGCCTTCCCTTGGAAATCTGTGAGCGTTGGTCTGATTGCATTATTCCAGCCGTCTTCCAGGTTAGGAATGAAGGACGCCTCATCGATGATCACATAGTGAAACTTTAAACCCCTGAGATTATCCAGGCGTTCTCCAGTGAAGAATCTGATCGAGCCTCCAGTGATTAGCTTGAAGGTCAAATCGGATCGATTAGGAATCGCTACGTTTGCCGGCATCAATAAGGCCAGCTCATCGAAGAACGCCTTGGCTAGTAAGTAAGTCGGCGTGATGTAAGCGACACGCTTTCCTTGCATGGATTCCAGGCATGTGATGACCTGGCAGATTAAGGACTTACCCCATCGTCTGCCGGACATTAACACCTTGAACCTTGCTTTTGAGTTTAAGACCTTCGCTTGGTTAGTGTGTGGTCTAGGAAGTGTGATCTTCGTTTGCAAAGCTTATGATTACTTCTTGTTTCTCTTCATTCTTAGCTCGATCCGTCCATCCTAAGAGATTCTTAGCGTAGAAGATACCCTTTCCTTCATTGGCAACAATATCGGCCGCTAGAGCGCGAAACATTTCGTCTATCTCTTTGACTTCTTTGTGCAGTGGATGATCAGAATTACCAAGGACATTATACCAATTCGAGCGCTTGTAGAATTGAGCGCCTTGTCTTGGTAGCCAGATCAGTAAAAAGTAGCTAATAGTAGGCAAGTGACGCTCACGAATGATTCGAACACCTGCCCCAGTCGCTACTTCCTTAGTAGAATCCAGGCAATAGTCAATGTATTTATTCGCCCAATCAAGGATCAGGTCCGCTTCTCTGATCTTTTCGACTGGCTTCTTTGCTTTTACTGGTTTTTTCTCTTTCATTTTTTGAATAATAAGGTCCAATCAGTCGGTATAGTTAGGCGATGATATAGCGAATATCCATATTCTGCCATAAAATTAACCCACTCGTCGGTCTGTTTTATGTTACTATGGCCCCACCAGGCGTCGAATTCTTCAGTCGTAGTGTAAGGAGTTGAAGAAAGAAGCAGGTAATTAGCCTCGATGCTCTCCAAATACTCGTTAATCTGCTCGTCTGTTAAGTGTTCAAACACCTCAATCGAGACAATCATTCCGCATCGGTTTGGATAATTATCAAGTCCGTGCAATAATTGCCCCCGATTATATGCAAATTCTCTGTGATACTTGTTTGGCTCTATGCCGTAATACTCGATTCCTTTGTGCTCTAAGCATTCGCCTAGCGTTCCCATACCAGCACCGATCTCGATCACAGACTGCGCGTAGTTTTTAATTATATTCGCCGTGCCATCCATAAGCGCCCAGTATTCTGGATTCTCTGGTGTCACTCCGATACTAATCTCGTAATCGAAAAACTCCTTTTCAGTTGCTTGCATTATCTATCTGGTCTAATTTTCTAATCGCCCATTCAATCCCCTCGGTGCCTCCCCAGGCATCCCACATTAAACCGCCACAGCCTTCGCCATAAGGAACGTCTTTATTCTGCTGGTGTCTTTTGAAGCTCGCCATTCTTGCGATCGTGTCGCGTGAGATCGGCTCCTTGTTTGCTAGCTGGTTAGCTCTGGCTTTCCCTACTGGAGTGCCACATGATCCCCAGCCATTTTTATCAGCATAAGCAAGCGCTCGCTTAGCGTTGTTTGTCGCTGCCTCTGGATAGTCATTAAAAGACTCAGCAAAAGCTCCACCAGCTAGGATCGCCTGGTAGACTTCGATCGCTTTCTCCTCGGTGTCGTAGATGCAAGCACCTGAGCCTATTCTGTATTTTCCATTACTGCATAATATGACCGGCATAATTTACTCGATTAGTTTGGAGTAAGTAGCAAAACGCCCTTCGTTAATTTTAAAGATATCGTAATGTTCGCGGACGTATTCTCCATTCCGATAGCCGTAGTCATCGCGCATCTGCTTACTGAATGCCATTCGCTTTATGTCGCGCTCCCAGTTGTCGACCTCGAAGATCGTCGGGATATCGTCATAAGGCGCACGCTTGTAGGTTAGGATCGGAATGTTTTTCGCTCCTGCCTCCAGCGCTTTAAGATTCGACTTTAGTCTGTTGAATTTATTATCAAGCAAAGGAACTAAAAGCATGTCTGCCTCTAGGTAGAAATTCATGTATAGATCGACCGGCATCGATTCAAGAATCTTGTAGTCAAGCTTCTCGTTTGCCGTGTAGATATTTCCCATCTGCTCCCAGTGCCACTTATTGAAATTATTCCATCCACACAGAAGCATCCTGGTATTCTCTCTAAACACCCTAGACTTCGCCAGCTCTTCGATCGGTTTCTTAAGTTGCTGAATGTCCGGGTAGTGAGTGATCGATCCAGTATGTGCGATCGTTACTTTCTCATTCTCCTTCCTGATCGCCGTGAATTGATCCTTATCGAATGGCAAAGCGTTTGGAAGGATCTCGCAGTTTTTATTGATCTGGACGATCTCCAAGCGGAGGCGATTGTGAGTCGTTGTAACCAGGTCAGCAAAACGAATGTAATCCTTGATGATCCTAGTCACTCCAAGCTTGCGATAGGTAGGCGCGCTTAGATGCTTATCGAACAGAGTCCAGTAGTCATCAATGTCTACCACCAATTTAAAGCCAAATTTCTGGCGCCATTCCAGAAGCTGGAGCAGTGGCACCGATTCTAGGAACCGATTTACCACTACCACATTGAAATTCTTTTCTTTCAATAGGTCCTCTGTGATTGTGTCTGTGATCAGGCAGTATTCCTTCTCCATGATCGACAAAGGAAGCGCCAGTCTGTGGTAGGTTACTCCACTATTTTGACTTCCTACCGCGAGGATTCTTAGCTTGGATTTTGTCATTGGTTTGGTTAGTTTGTTGAGCTGAGATCACATTCTCGTAGTGATGCTTTAATCGCTTGAGCATGTCGAAGACACATGCGCCACAGAAAGCATTTAAGTGAAATCCAGAATCTAGCGATCTCTGATATATTCGTGTATATTCATCGAGTATCCCATGCTCCAAATTTCTAGTATAACCTAGCGCCACTGTTTCGAAGTTGATGATATTATCTTGGATGAATTTAATATCTTGGTCTGTCATTATCTTGCAAATTCTTTAAAATGATTTTTATATTCAATTCTGTAAGCTTCGTTTGCCTCTTCTGGATTCGAAAAATATCCAAGATGTTTAGGCTTTGAATCTATTGTAATTTGAGCCCTCCATTTACCATTTGATTTTACAAAATGGACTCCTTTAAATCCGCTTTTATTAGTCGATAATTTATTTCTGTTAGCTACATTTTGAGAGTTAGTGCATTCTCTTAGATTCTCAATCCTATTATCTGATTTATTGCCATTTATATGATCGACATATTTTGGATAATATCCATTGAAAATGAAAAAAATTAGTCTGTGAACATAAACACGTTTTTTATTTATCGAAATAAACTTATATCCATGTTCTGTTAGTGATCCAGCAATAGTATCTTTTTTAATTCTATTGCTAGTAACTTCTGACCAATAAAGCTCTCCGTCTTTATAATAAACTGGTAGTGATTTAATATCCTGCTCTATCATTATAATTTCATTAATAGTCTGTAAATAATGGCGCACTTCACACCTGCCCCGAATGTAATCGCTATAACCTCACAGAGTTCCACTGGCGCCCAGATCAACACAAGCGCAGTCCAGAATCCTAGACATGGCGCGCAGTTGAATGGCTTAAAGTTTAGGCTTAGGCTGTGATGCAGATTGTTCATCTGAAAGAACGTAACGAAAGCCACTGAGGCAAGTAGTTGAATCATTTTATTTCTATTTAAAAATTGCTGTCTTTCCAGCAGTCAGCACTTCCTTTTTTTCAGTCGTGTTGTCTAGTGCCTCCACTCAAGAAGTAGTCAGGACAGGATTCGAACCTGTATAGACCATTAGCGAACTCATTGCACTTAGGTAGGTCACACCATTTTTCGCCACCTGACTATTTAATTTCTATTTTATATAGCGCTTCTTTCACTTCCAGGTAATAGTATTTATCGTCCATACGCTTCGACATGTCGATGAACTTCTGGCACATAAACAGAGCGCACTCTCGGGCCATTAGTTTGGAGCCAGTGAAATAAAGGCAATTATTGAACAGCTCTCTTGCTGTCTCATCTGGCTTCTTATTCATCCTTGAGTTTCTTTTTGATTAACGCGATAGTTTTGACGATTGACGGATATGGTATCTTGGTCTTTCTGTGGACGTCCATCTGATTGAAACCAGATTCGACGTATTGATCCAGCAGTCGGTCCTCATACCAGCACAGCGTCTTTCTCTTACTATCTAGCAAATCAAACAGAATTTCCTTCTGGTCCTTCGAGTTGTCGATCTGATCTTCCAGGTTTTCGATCTCCTCTATCGATTCGAACTTCGCCCGGAAGTTACGGAAGAATGGCTGATTCATCCCAGTGCTTCGGATCATGTTTAGCATGGCCCGGACCAGGTAGAACTTCAGCGCGTTATTCTCGTAAAGATTCCAGAATTTCTCATCGCTTAGAGTGCAAAGTGAGATGAACATCTCTTGCCTAAGATCGTCGCGGAGGCTAGCAGGTTGCATCTTACGAAGCGCCTGGCTTATATCCTTTGAAAGGTAAAGCTCCTCGATTATCTCGTTTCTGCTCTTCACTATAAGTCCTCTGGTAGATTAGCGATATAGGCTTCGACTTCCTTCACGATCCTTTTGTGATTCTCGATCTCATACTTCAAGTATTCGACCGCCTTCTCTAGGTCCTGGAGTTTGTCGGCTTTTCTGCCTGCTCGAAGAACGTACTTAATGACGTTACCTAGGGAGAACCCAAGCCCAAAAGCCTCGATTACATCGATCGCCTGGAGTCCTCCCTTTCCTTGATAGTGATCAGGTTTGACCACTTGCTCAGCGTTACTATTCATTGGTATTTCGTTTGGTTGTACAAAGTTTAAAAAATCTTTTTTAAAACTCCAAATTTACCCCGTAATTTTTTAATAATATATTCAGCTGAGTATTAAGACCTTCGCTCTTAGTCTCTGACATTTCGGTCATCTCCAAGCCCAAGCGAAAGAATAGGATCATAAGCTTCCCAGCATCCAGGTACTGATCAGTGACTTCTCCGCTCGGATCGCCTTTGTAGATCTCCTGCTCGATCTTGAGCAATTCATCCAGGACGCTGTTTGATTTCATCTTCAGCGACTGGCGATTGAAGATCGACGGACGGAAGTCTGCCTCGATGTGATCGATCAGCGCGTTGATCAGTCCAGCGTAGATGATGATCGTCTCTTTTTCTTTTAGCTTTGTCATGAGTTAAATAGTTTTAGAAATTCTAACAAAAAAGGATTGTCTTTCATTGTGTATAATTGACACTCTGTCAAAGTACCTTGAAATAAAACAGATTCTTCTGTTTCGTTTACCACCTGGTAAGTTTCATTTTTTAGATGTATTATTTTCATGTGTTTTTATTTAAATAGTCCTTTATTTTTTTGGTCCTCAGGAAGGCAGCCCTCCGCTCGGATCCGTGATTATTTAAGATTCGCAAAAGATTGATTCTAAGCGAATGATTTAAGTCGTTGATGATAACACCAGGCAGAGTGATCGATCGCGTCTCTCGTGTCAATTCTGACTCGATCCAGGCGATGCACAGCTTATAATTGTCCGGCAGATTTTTATTAGTGTCCAAAGTTTTGCTCATAGTATTCTTCAGATTGCCTTTCTCCTTTCATTTTAATCGCAGAATATAATCCCTGAAGATGAGCTTCTACTATCTGTTCCTTCTCCATTTGTTTAGCTGTTACATAATATAATTTTATGCCTAATGGAGGTTCATCAATTCCCCATATCTCATTAATTAACCAATCCAGCGCTGTCTTTTTATTTTCCATTTTATTTTTCGTTTATTTTTTTTATCTCAAACTCAATTCTAGGATCCAGTTTATCGATGTGCTTCCTCATGACCAGGACCGAACAGAGTCGATCGTTCTGGATCATGCCACAATTCTGGAGGCAGTCAAGGATTACCTTCGCCGCGTTGTCCAGGTCAGATCTGTTAGATTGGAAGTAGACATCGATCCAGATCTGGAATGGAACGCTGATCGTTTCTCCTTTGTGCTTCCTGATCTGCCACTCGAAGCTCACTTCGTACTCCTTTAGATCAACGGTCTTATAGAGGCGATTTCCTCCGATCCGGTATCCGTTTGACTTGCTAGGCACCTGGCCTTTTATTGTGATCATTAGAATAAATTTAGTTGAACTTTTGGCTTATAACTTGAATCGTATTTTTTATTCTCTCCTTTCGGATATGGCTCAATTCCATATTTTAAATTACTCTTAAAAATCTTTTTAGACTTACCTAAGAAATAAACATACCTATGTTTTGAGCTCCTAAACTTCCTGATCGAATAATCGATACTTTTATCGTAATGCCTGGAATGTGTTCCATCCTCATGACCTATATCGGTCCTCTCTTTTGTGGCTCCAGTATAGATCCAATTTGTAGCTTGGTAAATATACCCGTTGTGATTCCATAAAGAATCAGCATAGCTTACCAAAATTAAATCTTCCTTAATAAGTTTAAGGCTATTAGATACAAAAAACGAAAGCACATTTTTTTCAAGATCATCTTCCACACAAAGCCTATTTAACTCATAGACAAATTTACTAAATTCTTTCCCACAAATTCCATCGCATAAACTAGGACTAGCAGGCTTTCCGATAGTCATTATTCCTTTAAGCACATCTGATTCGTACAATCCAAAGGCGTAGGATATTGAAGGAATCCTTTTAGCGTAATGCTTATTCAAAAGCCAGTCGTAGGTTTGATCCGAATCAATAGATTTCACAGAGTATTTTTCCGGTATTGACATCTCCTAAAATTTAGCCTCCTCGAAGGTGTGATTAATCGTATTGATCGCGCTTTCCTGGTAGACCGGCTTAAACCCTTGGAGCTCCTCGTAAGAATCAGCGATCCGGTTTGTCGTAATATCCACATAGCGATCGATCGTGCAAGTCTCTCCGTCTCGATTTTTAAGGATCACATAGTTTAGGATATTATCGTCCGGCCCCTTGGCTGTATTGTTAGCCCTGGCGTCGGTGTATTTATAGTAATCGTCGCGATATAGTCCGATCACTGCGATCGCGTCCTGCTCGACATTACCAGAGCTTCTAATGTCTGAGAGCTGTGGAAGTCTTGATGATCTTCCCTCGATGCCTCTAGATAGCTGAGATAAGGCGATTATAGGAATCTTTAGCTTCCTGGTTAGCTTCTGTATCTTATTAGATACGGATGAAACCTGAGCAAAATCTGACTGATCCTTGAGCTGATTGTCTCTGATCAGTTGAAGGTAGTCGATGACTACCAGGTCAATCTTATTCCGCTTTGCTTCAGATGTCAGGATCATCGACAGATAGTTGATGTCGCGATTATCGGAGTCATAGAAGAAGATCGGAAGCGATTTAAGGATCGACGCGTTAGAGTTACGGATTTTAAGTATATCGTCCGGCTTCACACGGTTAGCTTTTAGATCGCTGTATTTATAGTCGCAATTCTCGGAGCTGATAAGACGATACATGAGCGACTCTTTCGGCATCTCAAGCGAAAGGAATAGAACTCGCTTACCAGATTTTGCAGCGCTCTTAGCGTGTTGTAATCCAGCGACTGTCTTTCCCATACCTGGACGCCCAGCGATGACCGTCATCCCTTCCTGGAATCCCCCAAGGATATAGTTAAGTTCACGCGATCCAGTGTCGATTCCTGAGAATTTTATCTTTCCAGCGTTTGCCTCTAGGCGATTGATCACATCGTCGTAAAGATTAGCAATGTTGAATACCTCTGTCGATTCGATAGATCGCTCTAATGAGTCCATCTCCTTCTCGATGATCGTTTGTAAGTCTGAGACTTCCTTGTTATCTAGGATCGCTGCCTGGATCTTGAAGGCCAGATCGTGAAATCTTCTCTTTCCTTCTGTCTCTTTTAGCAGATAGCAGGAGTCTTCCAGATTAATCACTCGGTCTGGCATTAATTTGAGGACCAGCTCCGAAGAAATTCCTTTCTCTTTTTCTTTGCTTTTAAGGACACGAAATACGTCGGCTCTAGTGATCCTCTTATCTTCTAGCGATAGTTCCTTAAACGCCAAATATGACGCCTTAAATAAAGTGTCAGTGAACGATTCAGCATTGATTATTTTGTCAGCCTCCGAAAATAAGTGAGGATAGCTGAGTAAGTGAGCGATGATATCCTTCTCCAGGTGTAGATCGCTAAGGTTTAGTTTTAAAGCCATTCTTGATTTATTATAGGTTTGTCTTGCAAGGTAGTAGAATTTTTAGAATCATTACTTCCTGGAATAAAATTATTTTTTTTAGGAGGGAATAGTCCTTGCCAGTTGTTAGCGATACTTATATTTATAGCTTTCTCTAAGTCAGCTGTTGGAACTTCTTCCCATTCTTTAAGGAGTTGATTAATTCCAGAAGGCGTGTAAGTAGATTTTTTTTCTTTTTTGTATTTAATCCACTTTTCAAACAATTCATTCCTTAATGGATTCAAAGAATAAGTAGTTTTAATTTCTACTTTATTTTTCTCTTCTTTACTTTCTTCTTCTTTACTTTCCTTTTCTTTGTTGAACGGTCCTTGAACGGTCGTTGAACGGTCGTTGCTAAGTCGCTTAGCAGCAGACTTTAAGCCGGCCTCTCTGCGCTGTTCTTTCATCTTAAAATAGGGCTCTAAGTAGATCAACATTTTAGGAGAAAAGAATTTCTGTTCTGGATCCAGTTGAAATAATTCATAGTTGCAGATCACGACTCTGATCTTCTGCTCCGACGTTCCAAACTCTTCAGCTAATAGATCTATGTCATCGATCGGATACATTAAGTCCTGCTGTTCTCTGAGCGTCTCTAAGAGCATGAAATAAATTCCGTATCCTTCCAATCCTAGCTCCTTTCTTAATCGCTTAATTTTTCGATCGTGTCTAGCGTTACAGAAGTGAGGGAAATAATAAGCGTCTTTTTGCATAATGATAAAATAAAAAAGCCAGCTGAGTGAGAGATCAGACTGGCTTAGTGGTTTTTTAACCCGTATTCACCGGAAGACTCTCACCCCTTCCGCTGAATATGTTCGAATTTAAAACAAAATTTTTAAATAACAAATTCTTCCTAAGAATTTAACAGCTCGGTTAATCGCTGGATCTCTGCCTCCGCTTCGCTGATCTTATCAAGGATCAGATCGAAAGCTTTGACCTCTGGATTGTAATACTTCATAATCTTAGAATAGTCCGAAATCGTTTGCTGTTCGTGTGCGATTCGCAAGTTTACGACAGCGTGAAAGCATTGGTCCTCTAGTGTCATTGCCTTTCCTTTATGTGACTAACTACCTCGCGCCAATATGTAGCGTCTAGTCCGTCGATGATCCGATTTTTAATGATTAGCCTGGAGTTTTCCAGGGCTTCTTCTAGGACATATTTCATCTGAATCTTTCCGTATTGCTTTAGATGAGTATCGCTGATATAGTTTATTATATCGTCGGCTTTTTCTTTCGGTGTCATAGCTTTTTTATTTCTTGTTTTACTTTTTTCCAATAATCAATTCCTGCATCTAATGCCTCACTTTCAAGCATATAAGATAAAGGAATAATTGGATTTGATTTTAATATCTCATCAACAGCAATTAATGCACACCTAGTCGCTTGTTCTGAATCTACATCTGCATATCTCCAGAATGTAAATCTTATTTCTACTGCTTTTTCTTTTGCTGTCATGGCTTACAGATTTATGATATCCTCTCTTATATCCGCCCAATGGCTAAGATCTAAATCTCCTAAAGCAATCGACTCTAAGACAATCTCTGTCGCCAGGATTGCGGAAGCGATGGCCTCCTCTTTGTTTTTCTTGATCTGTGGATGCGCTTCCTGGAAACGCTTCACTAAACTTACTGCAAATTGCTTTCTTGTCATTTTATTGGTTAGATGTGGGCCAGCCTACATGACCGGCCCGGTTTACAAATATACTAATTTTTTACTTTCCTGATTCTGTGGAAGAAAATACCTTCCAGGTAAGGGAAGTCTTTCTCGAACTTATAGGCATAGTCTGCCGTATATGAATTGTTCACTTTGTATCGATCAGTTCTTTCGATCATTGACTCCCAGCGGATCCTCTCGAAGATCTGCTTGGCTCCGATTTTTTTGTGACCGTTATTGATCAGCAAAAAGGCGAAGCGCTTGAACTCTTCGTAGATCTGTTGATTCTTTTCGTGATACTCTTGAAATGTTAGCATCTTGTTTGAATTTAGATGAATAATAAAGTTTTCTATAATCCTCCTGAAGCTGGTTAGATATGTGATCCATCCAGGCGTTAAAATCAAGCTTCTCTGTTTTCATAAGGATTCTGTTTGGTTATATAAATCCACCCTTCTACATTTTCATCTTCATTTGTATAGCTACAAAAGTAACTATAATTCAAATCTGGATTTCTAAATCTAAAAAATGTAATTGCCCAAGGGTGATATTCTGAATCTCGCACCCAGACTATCTGTCCTTTTTTAAATATCTGCTCTTTCATATTCTTGCATGATTAATTTTAACTCCTCCATTACTTCTGGGTATTTTAGTTTCCCGTAGACTGTCTGCTGGACTAGGCCAGTGTTCCACTCCCTGGCGCTAAAGGGAAGTTTCCCCTTAGCATTTAGGCGCTCTGCGACTTCTTTATAAACGTTCATTTTCTTTATCTTTGCCATCTTCTTGGTCTGTTTTTAATTTCATGTAAGGCTCTGAGCCTATTACTTTATAACCTTGCGATAATTTCCAGTCGCAATACCTGGCATATTCTTCACTAGATTCGAATCGTTCTATGACCGTGGAATATCCTCCAAAGGTATATTTTAAATCTAGTCTTAAGACTTGAGGATAGACTGGTATATCTTTGGATTTTTCCCCGATATAAACCAGCCCCTCCTTAAGTCGTTCATCCATCCACTGATCGAAGTCAGTCTTAGTCTCGAAGTCTTTCAAATAACTCACTGACCAATCAATCGAATTTTTAAACATGAAGCTTGTCCCTTGCTTGAACATGACTACCAAGGTAAATCGTCTTCGTCAATTGTAGCAGGCTCAGATACTTCTGACTCACTAGGTCCGCCAATTACAAGCGCCTTGTATTCGTTCGAAGATTGGATCTTCTCCTTGATAAAATCAGGGAATGAATCGAAAGCTACCTGGTCAAAGTTAGTCACAGAGAAAACGATCTGTGGGTTAATGATTGGAGGAACTTCCATTCCCTTCATTACGCCACCGATCGAGGCGATCTCAGCGTAAGTCTTTCCGCTTACCTTTGACGTCTTATGGATCACAGATAGCGTGCAAGGTTTGCCAGCTAGGACAGCGATGTCGAACGCTTTACACTCGTCTTCTGTCAGGGCCTTTCCTCTCCAGGAATTTAAGAAGGCGCGAAGGTTTGACTTCTCAGATAGCGAGAGCGTGAACTCCTTAGATAATACAGCCGGCTGTTCGCCGTTCTCCTCCTTGTAAACTTTTAATTCAGTCGGAAGCTCGAAAGTCAATCGTACCTTATTAACGAATTTCTCTTCACCCATGTAGGACTCCTTAACAGTTCCCATGTGAATCATGGAATAGCAACGTGCAACGTAAGTACCGGCCGCGATCGGCTCGTAGTTTGAGCCTCCAGTCGATGAGGCGATAATTGAAGTTTTGGTAGACATGATAATAAAAATTAAAGGTTTGAAATAATTGTGATGATTGATAAGATGCCGATGACTATCAGCGTTAGGATAGTAGCCTGGGCTAGTTCAGATCCTGGGATTGTTTTTAATAATTCTCTCATAAGATTAGATGTTTTATCTTAGCTTCGTTGCTTTCGATATGCCAAAGGTACACCTTATTTTTGTATTAAAAAATTATTTTAAATTTATTTTTTATAAAATAATGTAAATTATCTTTTACTAATTCGGTTATAAATGCGAAATCTGTTTAATATAATACACAAAAAAGCCCAGAGATAGGATCCCGGGGCTTTATTAGTGTCATCTAAACCTATAAGACTATGAAAAACAACTATGAAAACAATTAATCTATTACAAAGCTACTAAAAAATATGCGATAACCTCGCTACTTGACCAAAATCTTTGTGATGAATAAATCCTTCGACCGCTTTTGTAGCGTGTTGATACGCGTTTCTGTGATGCCAGGAGTCGGTCCCACTAGGAGATCTTAAGCTTTCAACAGTTACACCTATGTAGTCCTTACTAATTTTGTGGTGTAAGTGATGGCTATAAACGTATCTGTGCTTAGTATCTGCCCAATTTTTAGGAGATTCCTGAGCCATAAGCAAGGGAAGGTCCTGAGGTTTAGCTCCATCTCCGTGCGTTGTGCCTATTAGATTTTGACCATATAGAAAATACTTTCTATGAGCGATAGAACAATCAAAGGTTATATTTTTAGAATTCCTAAACCAGCTTTGAATTACATCTGCTAAAAAGAATCCATTTGTGTAATCATGATTAGAAGGATTGAATACAAAATGTACATCCGCGACTTGCATTAATAGCTCCAATACATCGATATAAAGTTGCTTTGCAGTCAAGAAGCTTTCATACCACATCCCGTCTGTATCCTGAGGCGTGCCACTGGTTGTCTGTCGCTTTGGTGTATCTACATGAAGAATATCATTGCCTCCTATAAAAAGAATCTTGTCAATGTTAAACCCTGAAGCCTTTTGAATTATGCCTTTTACCCCTTCAATAACTCGCTTAACTGCAATCTGGGAATTGTAATCTTCCCCAGTTTCAAATGAAGTCGCAAGTTTACCGATGTGTATATCAGCTGGATCGACTACTAACAAATGGCCATCAATTATATTAGTCCTAATAATTTCATGATACTTAGGAGAGTGTAAATCCATCGACTTAATAATCTCGTCCCTTATCTCATCGTATCCTTTTGCTTTGTCTCCTTTTACATGTATTGAATACTGCTTCCCTTTATACCAATAATTAGAAACATTCTCGATAGGAAGCCCCACTGAGTCGCATTCCTCTCCTAAAGCTTTATGATCATTTTGTTTTTCGTATCTCTGAACCCTTTTTAATAAAGCAAGCCTTAGGTTTTCTTTATTAATGTGTGGATATGACTCTAAAAGATGTTTTACAATTTCACTCTGATTTTTAAAATTACCAGATTTATATAATTCCAGAGCTTCAAAACTTATTTGTCTTGAGTCCTTATCGTTTTCCTTGTTCATATTCTTCCATTAATTGGTCCACCAGGAACTCAATGTTATTTAATAGCTTCATGCGAAGCACAAAACCAGCATCGTCGATCTGCTCAATGGATTCCATCACGTCGAGCATTGTCTGCAATAGCTGGCTAGTTTTATTTTGGGGAGTTTCGATTCCTTCGATGTCTATTTGATACACTATTTTAAGCCGAATTTTAGATAAATATAAGCGACTAACATCACAGCCTCCGCGAATAGTAACATGACCACCCAGGTAGGAACCCGATACTTGATCACTTCCTTATCTCTGTATTCGATCAATTTTACCTGAGAGTTTCGGTAATTATTTTCTTTCTCCAAGCGCATCGAGTCGATATCGATCGTCGCTCTGATCTGGCCCTTGTCGGACTTGATCGTCACTGATCCATTTGGAAGAATTAACCTGGAATAAAAAGAAGAAAGGATCCCAGAAGAGTCGCAAGGATTCGAGATCGTGAGCGTGTCGTGGACCGCTCTAAATCTTTCTACTATTTTCTCGCTTTTAATAGTATCGATTCTAAGCGTTTCTTTATACTCGGTTAGAGTCTTTGTCTGCTTGCAAGAAAAGAACGCGACAGAAGCTAAAAGAATAAGTAATTTTTTCATATTTTGCTAAGTTGAAAGTGCATTCCATCCTTGCGCGTCCAAGTTCCACCCCAGTCAAAGCCTGAGCTTGTAAAACATTCTACAAATTTATTGGATAATTTAGGCGTCTGTCCTAATCCATTCTCGAAGGCGTTTACATCTATTGCGATAGCCCATGAGTGTAATGACATTGAAGTAAGACCGCGCTTCTTTCTGATATTAAAGCACCCGTCCCAAGTCTTTAATTCCTTTACTGATCCAGTGTCAATCAATTTTTTAAATGCCAGGGATAGCGGACCGATTAAATCTTTATTGCAATAGATTCTTTTAGGAATCATTCCTATTTCTAGGTTTGTAGGCACATCCCAGAGAACTAGGCTAGGATTAGAATCCGATGCTGGGCCGTACTTTTTAAGCGCTTGCTGTGAAGTGACCATTTGGTTAGAATATGAAGGTATAATTAATTAAGATTTCCGTGACCTGGTAGGCTTTGGCTTATCTTCGTGACTTTCATCAATTATTCCTAGTTTGGTTTTCAGGTTTGAATTCTCGGATTTTAAAGAGTGGACCTCAGCAGTTAAGATGTCAATCTTATCGCTCAGCTCCTTCACTTTGTCAGACATTTCTTGGGCCATCTGGCGCCAGATCTCGATCGCTTTTGTGGTCTGCTCTAATTCGATTGTATTAAGGTCCGCTTTCTCTTTGCGTCTTCCTACTATCCAGCCGATCAATGCAGCGATGGCACCCGTTA